GGATGGTCCAAGGGTGGTGCCCCACCACGACGCTTCGTGGTGACCCCGTTGGTTGACTCCAGAGAACGCCGGAGTTCAAGCCGAAGAGCGAGTCAGGTAAAGGTCATGTCAGCGATGCAGAACAGAGTTGCCAATTCTGGTCCGACGATAGGCCCGACTGGGCGATGGCCCGACATGCCGTTCCCCAACGGCCCCAGTCTGCTCACCGACCTATCGTCATCCACCGCTACAGTTCAATACGAGCTTGGTTACCGCGCACACGCGAGAACACTGCGTAAGCCGCAGCTGCAGCTCCGTTGGTAATGCGGGATCGCCAATTGGGCATGGTCCTGTCAAGGTAGTTGATAACATCATCAAATGACGAACGCGAAATAGCGCGAGAATTGTAGGGCACGGCAACACCCAAGTTGTACTTCGGTGTGTACTCGTACACAGCAATCAGGCGAATGCGAACGCCAGTGGCAACCGGCAAGCCAGTCGCAGCCAGTGCAATACACGTGCGCTGGTTGATGTTGCTACCGACAGAAGTGCCCTCACTGGGATCGACCCACGCAGTATCACCAACGGAAGGAGCCCAGCGGATCTCCATGCAGCCGTCAGGCATCCTGGTTCGAGTGTCGCACATAGTACGGAGGTTGTCGATAGTGATGCCAACAACGCTAGCATCAGTAAACGTACCGCCTCCAATGCAACCACCAGATAGGAAGCCTTGCCTATTGAGCTCAGAGCCTGGCCAATAGACTTGCGCACACGCGGCAACACAACGGGCGTTGGTCGCGTTGGCACGCAAGAAAGTGTAGCCAGGACTGTTAACAGAGCCATCAGCAAAGGCGGCATTGGTGGTAGACGCAGCAGCGCCTTTACTGCGGATACTATCGGTGCCGGGATGGCCAGGGAGCCAGAGGACACCCATGGCCGTCTCGGCTGCACCGTCACCCAGTGTGTACTCGTTTTCCACACGGATGAGAGCGCCACCGTCACTACCAGGATAAATAGGATGGGTGAGAGGCCCATGGCACGGATCTGCAAGGAGAGCAGACCATGCACGAGCTTGTTCATCCAAACCAGTCTTTACGCGGTTCATGGCACGGGCGACGAGCGCCTTACTTGTCTTGTTCTGACGTTTAGTAGTAGTCATTGTCAGGCAGAGGTAGAGGAAGGAGGGGGGAGTCCTTCTGGGGTTGCCATAGCGGCGTGCGACCAGCCAGGTGGTCCTCGAGAGCGATCTGCTCGTCCGGCAGGATGCCGAAAGCGAGCCAGTACGAGTACCGCGTACGGGGGTGGATAGCCCCGTACTTGCGGTCCATACCAACTGCTAAGCGAGCGAACCCAGTCTCGAGCCAAGGGTGCTCCAGCGCATCCGGTGTCAAACAGAAGCTCCGGTAGAACTCCTGCTGCACCGGGATGCCGCCAGTCAGACTGAGACCAGCTTGACCGACAGCAGCACACCACCTCGCGAAAGTGCGCGGGTGGCTGATGTCGATGACACTGATACAGTCTTTGGCCTGGGCCACCTTGTGCTTGCGCACCATGACATACCCATCGGGGGTCCAAATCGGGTGGGTTTGGCAGAACTCCACCCTCTCGAGGTCGAACACGGGGTCCTCCACTTTCATGTTGAACCCCATGCCACGGAACCAGTCAGCAAGGTCGAATAGTTCGGCAGAGTCCTCGGCCTCCATGATGAGGACACAGTCGTCACCATTGTTGGCCAATGAGTACTTAACCTGCCGACCCACCCGCTGCGACACGTGTTCCATGTACGCATACACCATGGCACACATAAGCAGGCAATTGCCCAACCCTGTGTTCATGTCACCACTCATGCGGCAACCATGCACGTTGTAACGCACCACACCATCGCGAGTCCGTCCAAAGCCTTTGTTGGCGATCTGCCAGTCCAGCAGCTTCGCCAGCTCGGCCCTGTCCGGCCCGCGGTAGTACCTCAAGTAGACCTGATGCTCCCAGCGGAGTGCGTCAACGCTGACATGCTGGTCGAACCGACTTGCATCGAGTCCGATCCCAACAGGTTTGCGAAACTTGCTCCACTTCTCAGCCATAATCCGCCCACTGGCAGCGGCATTGTGGCCTTTCATGATGGTCACCTCTCCGAAGACTTTGTTGACGGCCTTGTACAGCGCATGCTCAATGCGCTTGATGTACACGCCGACTGCCACGTTATACACCGGTTGTCGTGGCTGTATGACGCGCGGTGCAGGGTCACCTTTGCTGCTGAAATTGACCTTCTCGGCTTTCACAAACGTACTCAAGTAAGCGTGAGAACGCCGGACCCCCTCGGCTAAGAGAGTCCGCACAGCTCCCGCATACACCGTGCGCCGGCGACCGACGTAACTCCCCACGAACTCGTCGTGGGTTAACGGGGTGACCGGGGTGATGCGCCTGCCAA